TGCTTGTCGGCCTACCCGCCTAACTTCTCTAACAAGCTTGCTCATTCTACTGCTCCGTCCCCAGCGGGTCTAAGCCCATACGCGTTTCGGCTCCGCGTTCTTTAGACAAAAGCATGCGTGATCCGCCGGTACGACGAGCGCGCTGGCGAGCAGCAAGCTGTCGGCGTTTGCTTATTTCCTCTTGTTCAATCCGGGCTTCTTGTTTTTCTTGCATTGCCGCAATCTCAGGATCGGGCTTAGGCATTTTGACTTTGAACAAACCGCTCATCGTATATCCTCGAAAACATAATATAATCTGAACCGCACGGGCCGTAGTGGCGTAGCAATCCTTCTCGCTCGAATTTTAACGCGATTGCCCATCGAACTGCAAGCTCATCTTTAGTATTACACGTAATTTGCATGCGGTGTAATTGCAGTTCGCGCGCTACTACATCTAAATATCGGCGGCACATTCGCGTAAGCGTTATCGGAACGCTATTAAGTTGCTTACTTCCTATCAGCCAACTCTCAGAAACACCGTCCCAAAGTATGTGGGAGCCGAAACAGGCAACCATCTTACCGCCTAATATAGCTGTAAAACTAAACGGCTCCAGCTCGTAGTAACGCAGCATACCCTCATAGTCGTTCATTTCTTGGTAGGCGACCAAATCAAAATCACGCAAATCCATTGAACGAGGGTGATACCAGCGGAATGGCACGATCTTGAGATTGTCGCTTCTTACAATCTCATTAAGTAACGTATCGGCTACCATACACTGAAATCCATATTGGCCTGCAACTGCTTGAACTGTGGCCGTCCGTTAGGGTTGCGCGTAAGCATACGATGCTCGCCACCACCCAACATCAGATACCCATATGCGTCACCAACGTGCGAATGCTCGTTCTTGTTCGGCGCATCGCGGAACCGCTCCTGCCCTGCGCCAACTGCCACACGCTTAAAATGATAACCACCGGCCAGTGCCTTGCGGGTGCGCACGCACTCACGCGACACAAGCAGACCGGGCTTACCGTCAATCAATCTATTCATCGGCATTGCACCTGCCTCACGCCGCACCATAAAATCGTTGGACGCGGTGGGCTGCGCTCGCAGCCCTAGCGTCCGCAGATGGTCAAACGCAGTCACTTCAAAAATCTCATCGCGCTTCATACCCGCCGGGTCGCCCCAGATAAACACATCGGACTTGGAAAACTTCTGCTGTATGTCCGCCATCAGGTGATGCGCAAAACGCTCCAACCCCATAGAGAACGCAACCAGCTCATGCACGACATGCCAGCGACCATTGCGCATCTTCTGACCAAACACAGCAGCGGGGGTCAAACCAAAGTCCAACCCAATATGCACGGGCAAGTCCGGCTCAATCTCAACTTCATACGACATCAAGCTATCGGAGAACTCATGCCACACGGGCTTGCCGTCCTGCACGTAAACATATTTGGCACCAGCATAGCACTCAATCCAGTCCAGCGACTTACCGGCCAACTGCTGCTCGTAATAACCGGGCGGCAGGTTGTTCACGTTCTCCGCGTCAGGATTGTTAATCCAATATTTATTTGCAGAGTATATCGCGTCCTCGTGCTCCTTCGTGCCCTCCATCACGCCGCCGGGCTGTTTGTAAAACTTCCACGGGTATTTACCACGCACTGGGTTCTTCTCCGCCAGCTCATGCCACCAATGGTCGCTGTCCATCGGGTTGGTCGACATCCAAACACCGCGCCACGGGCAACCGCCGTGCTTCTTGGTCGGGTAACGTCCGACACGCGATGTCAAACCATCTACCACAGCCTTCGGCAGCTCACGCGCCTCATCAATAAAACCACCAGTCAATTCCAACGACAGCAGCTTACGCACATCGCGCGGCTGGTCGAGCGCCAAAAATATAACTTCGCAATCCAAGCCCGGCACGCCATCGCGCTCAGGTAACCTAATATGGTGCGTGATGGGCGGCGACCAACGCATCGGCCCCCACACATTCTCAGGAAACAACTCCTGCCACGTCTTAATCGTCGTCGTGCGCAGCTCAGGATACGAGTTACGAATAACGGCAAAGCGCGTATAACGAACATTATCAACAGGCGATGGCGTCTGCTTCACAGCTCGCAACATCACCTCAGCCAGCGACGCAAACGTCTTGCCAGAACCAACCGGCCCCATCAACCCACGCACAAAACTATCGTCGTTCAGAAACTTCCACGTCGTCGGGCTTTGAGAAAAATCAAGATTAAGACCAGATAACGCTTCATTCGCGTCACGCCCACGCTTACGGCGTGGGCTGCGGTCACGCGCCTTCGTCTGTCTCGCCATTCTCTAGCTCCAACGTAATACCACCCGGCTCAGTGTAAAATTCAAAAAACGGCGTGCCGCAGGCACCGCACTCAATCTGCTGACTGCCCTCATACACGCGGCCACGGGTTTGCTGGCCGCAAAAATCACACTCCACAAAATCTTCATAAAACCGCACATAGTCCTTCTTCGGCAGCTTGATGACGTTGTTAGACCATTTATCACTCATCGTCCTCCTCCTTCACTTCATAGGTCGTGGCCTTCGGGCCAGTCACATTAATGCCAATCATACTTGGCTTACGCTCGTCAGAGTTCGGTTCCAACAAGCCACGGTGCTTAGCCAGCAGGCGCAGTGCCGACAGCTTGTCGTGCATCTCAACCTCAATCTGGTTGCCGTGCTGGTTAGGCGTAACCTTAACCTTCTTAATCGCGCGGCGCGCACGCGCGGGCAGTCTATCCGACGCACACACACCAACATTGCCCAACTCGTCCCAACTCAGCACGTCCGTCACCTCACCAGAAGCTATCGCCTCCAGCTCCTGCACAACCGCCTCGCGCTTGTCAGCATCATCCGACGCAAGCGCTGCTCGCTGCTCCCTAGTCGTCAATGGTTTGTCCGTCATCCAATATCTCCGCGCCTACTGCTGCGTAGCCAGCCAAATCAAGCCAGCTATCTTCGTGGTCGGGTGATTGTACCAGCCGTGCCATCTTAACGCCAGCCATACAAAGCGCAACCTGCTCAGGTGTTACCTCAGTTTGCATGATCACCGCCCATATGTCCGCAATGCGCTGGTGGTTCTCGCGCATCGTTCCATAGTCCTTACCGCGCTTCTTTAGCGTTTCGGCTGCGGTTCTCAGTAATGTGTTCGCTTTCATGCGTTACCTCCAAAAATTTTGTGCGACACCCCCATACGTACAGGGAAGGGGGGCGGGGGGCAAGGGGTGGGTTTTACAGGAAGCGGTGCTGGCGCTGGCAGCGGTGTAAAGAAGCATACGTTGGTTTGCATTTTATACACCTAGCTCTTCTTCTACGTCCTGCAAGGAAGGCACGCCCTGACGCCTTGCTAGCCTTGCCCTGCTTACAGCCAGCGTAGCCTCTGTCAGTTGCTCAACCGACACCTCTTCGGGCAGCCGACGCGTGTGATTGATGACGTTATCGAACAGCACCACCTGCCCGGTCGCTTGCTGGATGGCCCTCACGAAAGCGTGGGCGAGCGCCTCAGCGTGCGTGTGAGAGCACGATTGTGCATCCCCCAGACCCCCTTTACTTTCAGGTATGTCATCTTGGTCTTGCACGAGCTGCAATGGCTTGGCGATATGTATCTCTTCCAAGCTAGGCAACGCCATATCCTTCTCCCACAGCACTTGGTATCGGTTGTTCTTCCAACCGGTCTTGGTCTTCTGGTAGTCCTTCGGCTGTAGCTGCCGCACGTACTTCAAGCGCTTGAGCTTCTTGATGCTCTCGTGGATGCTGCTGCGTGACTTCAGGTTAGTCAGCTCCATCAGCGTAGCCATTGACGGCCAGCACACACCAGCTCGGTTGGTGAACGCACACAGCGCCATCAGCACCCGCAGGTCTGTATCCTTCAGCGTCCTATCACCTGCGGCACGCATTGGGCACACGCTGTATGGCCGCTTGAACTCAGATAAATGAGACATCTTCTCGCTCCTTGTCTTTGTCGTAGCACTCGTGGCACCACTGCTTGAACGTGTTTGGATTCCTACCCGTCACTACAGTGACGAAACCGTGGGACTTGGTATTGCACTCAGCACACACAATGCCGCCTCGTGAGAACTGCCTCTGCGCTTTAGAAGGGGAGTTCGTCATTAAATATCTCCTGTTGTTTCTCTTCCACACTCACAACTTCCGCACCCGGAAATTCGTGCTTGGCCATCGTCACGGCGACATGCCCCTGCCAGTTAGCTAGGATGTTCGCCACTTCCTCCACGCAATACACGACCATATCCCTATGCTCGCGTGCTACCTTGTGCTGCTCATCAAACGTACGCGTGATTGCCAGCACCTTGCCATCTGGCATAGCCGCTTCCCAGAACTCACCTGTTAGCTCGCTGTGCCCGTTAGCCTTCGCCACCTTTTCCAGCGCTGCATATGCACGCGCCATAGCTTCAGCCTCAACCCTGACCTCACTGCCAATGTCGGCATCGATAGCTTTGTTGAGCCGGTCTAGCTGTGCCTCATACTTCTCACGTAGTTTCGTATCGACCAGCTCTGGCAATCTATCAATGCCCCACCGCTGTTCGTAGTCAGACACGATCTTATCAAGCTCGACTAACGCCGACCTGACCTTCTTAGCATTCACACTATTACCATCCCGTTGCATCATCTTCTGAACGCCACGAGCTGGCTTTGGGACACGTTTAACCATCACTACCTCCACACGTGTGATATGTGATATGTGATTGTGAACCCCTTATAGGGGGTTTCACATCACACACACACGATGTGATTATCACATCCGATGTGATTTTATTTTTCACATTCATCCTAAGTCCTTGTTTAACATGACAATACCGTCGTCGATGAAAATCACACGTTTGCTCTGTAGGGCTGCTCTGGCATCCCTTCGCTTGCCTGCTGTGAGGTCGGGAGTTTTCACACGATGTTCTAGTTTCCATCTATCTATGTCACACTTATTTGATTTGAGCTGAGCAAGCGCATTGTGTAGTGCATCCAGTGCAATTTGCTGATCGTTGGTTAATTTTGCCCGCCGCGCATCGCTACGCTGCTCTGGCTCGCTGCGCTGAATAACAATAGAGCTGTCGCCCAGCATCGCAATCGGCACCATATCAAAGACCATATCCTCGAACGGCTCTGCATCTTTCTGCTTCTCGCATTGCAGGGTGAAGCTATCCTCGTCCTTTTTGACACGCAATGCCGCGTCGACAGCGCCAAGTAGCGCAGTTGAGCCACGCATACCACGTGACGCGTCCTTGCCTGCGTGGTGTACGCCGACCACAGCACCGTTTATGTGCCGCTGTACGGCATTACAGGCGCTTACAAACATGCCCATATCAGAGCTGCTGTTCTCGTCGCCCAGAAGGCTTCTAGCGACTGTGTCGACAATACACAGGGTAAACTCCTGCCCCAGGCTGTCGATGGTGCGTAGGAGCTTCTCTACGTCCCCTTGCTCGGTCATATGCACCGCCATAGGTAGCACATACATAGGCGCGTCGGCTTCGATACCGACGTGCTGCTGCCACGCCTTAACACGCTTGCCAAGACCGCCTACGCCCTCGCCTGCAATATACAGCACCGCACCCTGCTTAACTGCGTTGCCGTGCCAAGCACGCCCATACGCAACAGATAAAGCTATATCGATACCTAAAAACGATTTACCCGCGCCGGGTTCGCCATAGATGACGCCGAAGCCGTGTTCTGTAAGCAAGCCCTCCACCAGCCATTTGACCGGCGGCATATTGCGTAGGTACGTCAGGCTATAGGTCGGATACACGTCAGGCTCGTCGACTGGCTCCAACACCTCGCCGTCGGACGTTATAACATCCGTTATAACATCGGCGTTACTGACAATATCACGCAGCTCCTCTGGCGTGTGCCCGTTCTGCAACCAGTCATACACGTCCTGCTTCTCGCTGAGGCCCGGAAGGTCAACAACCTTGATGTCCTTTGCCACGTCAATGAGATGACTGCTGACCACCTGCGCGTGCTTTTGCCCCGCATCATCTTCGTCGGGTAGAATAACCACGCGTCGACCTTCAAAGAATTTGTTTAGCTCGGCTTTCCATTTACCCGCCCCGCCGTGTGATGTCGTGGCGACAGCACCCAGCTCGATGAGTTTGTCTGCGCACTTCTCGCCCTCGACAACGAAAATCGTTTTGTCCGGGCGCGACAGGATGCCTTGCAGATTGTAGGGCAGCGCCTCAACATCCTGCATATTGTAAATCCAACCGCCATCGCCGTCTGGTCTGCGCTGCCTGAATGTCTTTGGCTCAAAGCGCATGACCTGATAGCGCAGCTCACCTTGCGCGTCGACGTAGTTATACACCTTGCTGAGATACTGCGCAGGCTGGATGGCCTTCTGCGTTTGCTTTGGTATACCGAACTTGCGTTCCAGCACGTCGGGGATACCGGCGAGCTGCGCGCCCTCATTCTGACGAACGAGGTCGACTACGCCGCCGCCTATGTTGTTTTCAAAATCGAACCACGTGCCTTTGCGCAAATCGACTTCCTTCGACCCACGATTGCCCCAGCGCAGCGTATGGCCGCGCCGTTCCTTTGGCTCGCCCCAATAATGCTTTGCGACTGTCTCAATGTGAGCGCCGATATTGTTTGTCATTTCGTTTACTCCTGAAAAATGATGTTGGGGCGTGCCTCTGCGGGGGAGGGAAGCGTGACACGCCCCAACGGACGCTACCTAAAATAGTGGTGCTTCATCACCACTATCTTGTGCGGCAACCGGTTCAGGAGTAGTGTCCGGCGCGCTTGCAGCGTCAAAGAAGTCAGGTTTATCAACCCAACTTACAATGCTCCACTTCGGTGCCTTAAACCGAAGCTCGCCATTTGGCGACTGTATCTTAATTGTTTCAGTGCCCTCGATTGAAACTACCGGCATGAGGCCAGCGTGCTGACCTTTCTCTGCCAGATACTTGCTGTGCAGGTCATCCATACAACGCAGCACAGTCTTAGCACTGTGGCTAAACTCACGCAGGCCCAAGTCAGTCGACGCAATACGCAGACGGAATGCCTGCTTGTGGTCGTCACTTGGCTTACCCGGCATCGGTTCACCAACCTTCGCCATCACAAAGTCAGGCGCACCGCTTGCGAACGACAACCAACCGACTTCGATGTTTTCCATATCCATCACGAAGTTGGTCGGCATTTCAACCTCGACTTCGCTCTTAGTCCATTGACCGTCTTCGCCCTGCACGCGATTGACTGCGATGAGGTCGCCGCCCTTTGCGTCATACTTGACGATTGGCAGGATGTCCCCTGCCGATTTGCCTTCAAAATTCATTCCTAACGCCATAATTCATATCCTTTCATAAACGCTATTCATGTAACCTAGAGTTCTTTGAACTCGCTCACTGGTATAAAGCAGCAGATGTCCCAATCCTTTGGGTCACCTCTATCGGTTCTGCCACCCATACCAATCCTAAACTGACCCAACCCAGCAAACGGGATGAAGCCAGTCCAGTCCGTCCAGCTCACCACGAGGAAAGCTGGCCGTCCGAACGCCTGCGCAATATCATTGGCAGACATAATCTTGTGCGCATTAATGAGCGTCGTCTCGTACTTGTCGCGCTCAAACGTGCGGCACTTTATTTCTATGAAGCTGGTTACCTC